TTAATTCTATCTCTTTTTGATCATCTATTTGTGACCCAATATCATTAAATGCAACCTCCTTTTGATCATATGTTTGTGACCCAATATCATTTAATTCTATCTTCTCTTGATCATCTGTTTGTAATAATAGTTCTGTTATTAATTTCTGCAATGACTCTATCTCTTTTTTTAATATTTCTGGTGATTTTTTTAATATTTCTGGTGATTTTTTTGTTTTAAATAAAGATTTTAATATACTATCCGATTTTATATTTTGTTTATTTGCTATAATAATTATATTACTTGCAGTATATGAATCAAATAAACTAGTATTAAATGTATTAGATCTAATATCAATACTATCATCTTTTTGGGCTTTTAAAAAAATATGTTCTATTTTTAATGCTTCTAATAAAAATTCTATTATTAGAAGATGATACTTCATTAAATAATATAATTTTTTAGGCCATTCCTCAAATGTATTTAAATCTGAATCTTTCATCCAATAAAATTTATTTTTATTTAAAATCATTTCATCCTTTTTATTTTTAATCTTTAATTTATATTTATCTGTTATTGAATTTATATTCTTAATTGAAAAAAATATATCATATTCTAAGTCATTATGTAAATTTATTATTTTACAATGACTTTTTATATCTTTTGAAAGTTTATTTAATCTTATATCTTTGGATTTATTATAATATATAAAAATATTATCTATTATTCCATTATAAAATTTAAAATCATCTGATAATTCATCCTTCAATCTAATTTTCATTTTATACCCATTTATTGCTTTTAAATGAGTATCTATCTCTTTATATGTATCATCTATCTTAATTGCTTCTTCTTTAATTTCATCTAATAATTTACTAATTATAATTTCTACCATATTATTCCATAATATAAAAAATATATTATGGACTAAATTACCAATGAATTTTATCCATATTATTCTTAATTAGTTGTTCATTCACTTTAATAAATATATTACTATTAAAAAAACCTCTACTGGCACTCAATGGCGACGGATGCACACCTGATATAATATGATGTTTGTTTTCATCTATAAACCTTGCTTTTGATTTTGCATTATTACCTAAAAGTAAAAATATAACATTATCTGTATTATCTGAAATATATTCAATTACATTATTAGTTATAGTCTCCCATTTTTTTTGATGACTATTACTTTTACCACTTTTTACAGTTAATGCTGTATTTAATAATAGAATGTTCTCATCTTTTACCCATCTAATTAAATTACCATTATCTGGAATTTCATATTCTGGGATTTCATTCTTTAATTCTTTAAAAATGTTATTTAATGACGGAGGTATTTTTATTTTATTTGGTACAGAAAATGAAAGCCCTGTCGCTTGTGGTGTGTCGACATCGTCTATTATTACAGATTTAATATATGGATCCTGTCCTAAAAGGACTATTTTTGTTTCATTTAAATCAAAATATTTAAATGTTTCTAATATATTTTCTTTATTTGGATATATCTTTTCACAATCACAATAATTTCTTACTAAAAAATCTAAAATTTCACTTTTATTAAACTGATCTTTCCACATTTTTTTCCATTGAGGTTTTACATTTTTTAATATAACTTTTTGTAATTCCTTTTTATCGGATTCCATTACTATATTTTACATTTATATTAAAATTTGATTTTTTATTATTAAATTTAGATCTCAAATTCCATGCATATTTAAAGATTATTACATAAATTCGGATATAATTCATATTTATGTAATAATCTTTAAATATATAATATGGTATTTTAAATCTTCAAGGATGTAAACGTAAATTAGTTAGTACTAATTAATGGAATTATATCAGTTTCTTTTTACATTTACATTTTTACAATTTTTTTCTATTAAGATCTTACTTATTACTTCATTTATTGTTTTAATGAGTAATCATTTATATAAAAAATATATTGTAAATTATGAAATAAAAGGACAACATAAAATGCTTACTAAAATATGTAAATATCCAGTAAATATTTATAATAATTTATCCTCTGATAATTATAATAACACGCCTTCTTTATTTATCAGAGGATATTATAATAAAGCAAATTATTACTATCTAATAGTATTTGATGAAATAATACATATGGGTTCAGATATCGTAATAGGACTAGTAAGTGAATTAATTAGACCAATAAAGAAAAATCAAATAAATGAAAAAGAAATAAATAAAAATGACATGATTAATAATTTATTTAATTCAATGATTAAAATCATACCAAATATCCAAGACTCTAAAGATGGACATACCGTGTCCAAAAAGCTGGAACACGACTGCAGTGATACGAATGCGTGTGATATGGTACAGAAAATTTCTTCTCTAGAATTAGGTTCTAAAAGACAATCTTTAGAAAATAAAAATTTATTAAATATGATAAAAAAAGAAAACAAAATAGGTGTTCCAGATCTGATTAATACTAAACGTATAGATGAAAGTGATACAGAATCAGATGAAGATAATTATTTTAATTTATTAGATAATATGGATTTTGATAATATGGATGAGGATAAACTGTATGACTTAAATGCTAAATTAGTTTCTGTTAAAAATTCATTAATTAATGGAATTAATGGAATAAATGGACCGCTTGAAAAATAAGTTCTAAATATAATATATTATAATATTATAATATATTATATTATGTCAACAATAACTTTAAAAGATTTAAAACTATTAGCCGATAAATATAAAATAATAGAAAGTGGATCAAAGTCTAAATTGGCAGATAGATTATGTAGTTTACGCAGTGAATATCTTTCAAATACAGAAAGGAATAAAATATTACCATTTTGTTCAAATAATAAAAATAAGAGTATATTAAAAACTTTAATCAAAAACAAGTATCGAAAAAAAATGCCTAAAACATGAACATATTTATAGAGATGAAAGTAAGAAAGATAAGATAGTCAAAGAATTAAATAAAATAATGATGGAAAATATATGATTCTCTTTAATGACTAATATTTAACCCATTAATTTAATAAAAATTGATATTTTATTAAATTATTTAAATAGATATTATATATATATATAAGATGGAAATTAATCAAGATGATATATTACCCCTTCAAGACTTGTATTTTAATGAAAAATATGCATTATATCAGATGCAATATAATCATTTTAATCAATGTCTAGAAGAAACTATACCTAGGGTATTAAAAGAGAATCCTAATAAATTTTATGAAAGTATTGTTGGTAACAAAATATATTCATACAGATTTATTTTTGATGACATTTCAATTAAACCGCCAGTTATTCCAGGTAAAGATGAATATATGTTCCCGGAAGATGCAAGAAAAAATAATTATACATATTCTGCTAGAGTGGAAGCAACAATTAAACAAATTCAAGAAATTACAGATATAAATACAAATGAAAAGACAGTTAGAATTATTGGTGATATTGAAAAAGAACATCCAATTGCTTCAATTCCCATAATGGTTAGAAGTACATATTGTAATATTAATATAAGAAAGGATGTGAAAAACACAGAGTGCGAGTTTGATCCAGGTTGTTATTTCATTGTAAAGGGAAATGAAAAAGTTATTATTGCTAGAGAAAGAATGTGTGATAATAAAATGTTGGTTTTTTCAAAAAAGGATAGTAATTTTACGACAGGATTTCAAACATATGCAACTGTTAATTCTAAAAGACCAGATTATACCGAAATGATACAAACATTAAATGTTAAAATGAAAAAAGATGGTAGTATTTTTATTGAAACACCACACTTTAATGATATTCCATTGGTTATTATGTTACGAGCATTGGGAATTGTATCTGATAAAGATATAATTGATTATATTACAAATGATCCAAATGATATACAAATGTCTAATATTTTAAGAAAGTCATTAAGTGAAAATATAATGAATGGTGTAAAAGAAAGTGGTAATGATTTACAAATAAAAGAACAAGAACATGCAATTACTGCACTATTAACAAAAATTAAACGATTTAAAAAACTTTCTGATACCAATGAGGAAACTAAGGAACTTCAAAAAAGAATGTTCATTTACAAGACATTACAAGAAGATGTTCTACCTCATTTAGGCGATAATTTGATGAATAAAGGAATATATGTAGCTCAAATGGTTAGAAATATGTTAAATGTTTATTTAGGTCGAACTAAACCTGACGATAGAGATAGTTATGTTAATAAAAGAATTGACATGCCTGGAACTTTAATTGCTCAATTATTTAAACAATTTTATAAAAAAATGTTAAATGATATACATAAATTTTTTGAAAAAAAATATAATGCAGACGATGATAACCCTATTAGTGTTATTAATCAAATTAAACCTAGTACAATTGAAATTGGTTTAATAAATGGATTATCTACTGGAGTATGGGGTATTCAAAAAGCAAGAAAGGGTGTATCACAGGCATTACAAAGATATTCATTTTTACAGACAATATCTTATTTTAGAAGAATTGTAACTCCTTCTGTTGATTCTACTACACAAAAAGTTGTTAGTATTCGTCATGCAAGAAGTAATCAATATGGATTTTTGGATACAGTTGAAACTCCTGAAGGTAGTAATATTGGATTACAAAAACATTTATCATTATTAGCTGATGTAACATTAAGTAGTAAATCACAAGATATTATTATTGAAGATTTACTTGAAAATAAAATTATTGATATTAAAGATATACATCCATATGAGTTTACAAAGCATATTAAAATATATCTAAATGGTAACTGGTTAGGTTTTACTGATAAACCTGCAGAAGTTGTAAATTTCTTAAGAGATAAAAGATCTAAAAACTATATTAATCATCACACATCAATTATATATAATATTTATAACAAAGAAATTAAGATATATTCAGATGGTGGTCGTATGATACGACCATTATTAAATGTATCTGATAATAAGTTAAATTTATCACATGACATGATTAATGAAATTGATTTAACTGGAACTATCAAGAATAAAATCAGTAGATGGAGTCAATTTATATTAAAATATCCTAATATTATTGATTACATTGATGTTGAAGAATCTGAACATATTATGATTGCAATGAGAGTAAGAGATTTATCTACACATAATAAATTAATGAATCATGTTATTAAAAATCCTAATTCCGCAGGTGATAAAATTAATAGATACAATGATACAGTATATCTTAAACATACTCATTGTGAATTCCATCCCTGTATGATGCTCGGAACTTCATCAGCCTGTATTCCATTCGCTGATCATAATCAAGCTCCACGTAATATCTATAATTACTCACAATCTAAACAAGGTAAAGGAATTTATGCTACAAATGAACGATTTAGAATGGATATCACTTATAGATTGGCAAATCCAAGTTATCCACTTATACAAACAAGACCTATGAAATATCTTAAAACATTGGATATGTCTAATGGAGAAAATGTTGTTGTTGCTATCGCATGCTATTCTGGATATAATCAAGAAGATAGTCTTATCTTTAATCAATCCGCATTAGATAGAGGATTATTCAGATCATATGTATATAAAAAATATACTGATGAAATTAAGAAAAATCCATCTACTTCACAAGATGATAAATTTGCTAAACCTGACCCAACTAAGGTATCAGGTATTCGAAAAGCAAATTATGAAAAACTTAATAATTTGGGATACGTACCTGCAGAAACAAGAATTGTAAACAATGACGTTATTATTGGAAAAATTAGTCCAATTGATCCAGGTACTGATAATCAAGCTAAAGTTTATAAAGATAACTCTCAAGTTTATAAAGCTAATGTTGACGCACATATTGAAAAAGTATATACTGGTATCTATAACACTGACGGTTACGAAATGTATGCCGTTAGTGTACGATCTGAAAGAGAGCCAAATATTGGAGATAAATTCGCTTGCTATTCCAAAGATCATGAAGTTTTAACAGACAAAGGCTGGTTATCATTTGATAATTTAACATATGATCATAAAGTTGCTACTTTAGTAGATGGAGATACATTGCATTATGAAAAACCTACTGAAATTATGTCATATGATTTCAATGGTAAGTTATATAGTGTAAAATCTAATCAAGTAGATCTTGCAGTTACACCAAATCATAGAATGTATGTAGGTAATAGTCATAGAAGTAACTTCCAAATAATGAAAGCGGAAGATATTTATGGAAAAACCAAAACATATAAAAAAAATATAGTTAATGGACTCAGAAATAATGATACCACTTTTGAATTACCAGCTTGTGATGATTTAGAACCATTAAATTTAAATATGAATGCATGGCTTGAATTTTTTGGAATATGGATGGCAGAAGGTTGTATGGTTAGAGAATGGGGTATTTGTTTTTCAACTCACAAACAAAGAGTAAAAGATAAATTAGAAGAAGTTTGTAAAATATTAGATTTTGAGATTAGAAAACATAAAGATAAAAAAAATGATAATATTAGAAATGCATGGTGTTTTAATGATAAAAGATTAGTAAATTATTTTAAACCACTTAGTATTGGTGCAGTTAATAAATCTTTACCAGATTGGTGTTTTACTCTTGATATGGAACATACACAATTATTAATTAATGGTATGTTATTGGGTGATGGACATACTATGAGTAATGGTACTAAAAGATATGACACTTCCTCCACAAAATTAGCAGATGATTTTCAAATATTATGTTTACATGCAGGATGGTCTTGTAATATTGCAATAAAATATAAAGCTGGTCATGAATCTTATTGTGTTCCTAGAGATGAAACATTTAAATCAACAACTGATGCATATAGAATGACAATAATCACAAATCAAAATACACCTATTGTAAATAAAAACATTAAAGATGGTAAACAGCAGGATTCATGGATAGAATATAATGATAAGGTTTCTTGTTGTTCTGTTAAATCTGGAATTATTTATGTTAGAAATAAGAATTCCAAGATACCTGTTTGGTCTGGCAATAGCCGCCATGGTCAAAAAGGTACAGCAGGTATCGTGTTACCAGCTGCTGACATGCCATTTACTAAAGAGGGTATTCAACCAGATTTAATTATGAATCCAAATGCTGTACCTAGTCGAATGACTGTCGGTCAACTACTAGAATGTGTACTCGGTAAGGTATCCGCATTACGAGGACACTTCTCAGAAGCAACTGCATTTAATGAATATGACATCAAAGAAGCAAGTGACATTCTTAAATCATACGGATTTAATGAACACGGCTTTGAAGATCTATACTGTGGTATGACAGGAAAGAAAATTAGAAGTCAAATATTCATTGGACCAACCTATTACATGAGATTGAAACATCTCGTACAAGATAAAATACACGGTCGTGCACGCGGCCCTAGACAAGTCCTAACTAGGCAACCTCCTGAAGGAAGAGCACGAGATGGAGGTCTTCGATTTGGCGAAATGGAGAGAGATTGTGCTGAGGGTAATATGCTCTTAACTTTGTCAAATGGATTAAGTATGAAGATCAAGAATATGGAAAATAATAAAATTGACGTTTTAGGTTTCGACGAAAACAAAAACGGTTTAGTGAAATCCAAACAAATAGACTTCATGAACAAAGGAACACGTCCATGTGTTGAACTAACAATGGAAGATGGCCGTAAGACAATCTGCACTGAAGACCATCCATTGCTTACAGAAAATAATGAATGGATTAAAGCAAAAGACTTAAATATTAATGAAGATCGTCTTAAAGTAGGAATCACCTGTCCTGAACTAGATATTGAAAAAGAAATTAAAGAATGTAATAACTGGTCATTGGATATAGGTGACTTTACATTAAAAACAGATAATAAAGATAATTATTTAAAAACACTTGCATTCGCTCGTATTATTGGTTTGTTAATAACTGACGGTCATATACATAAAGATAATCGTGGATGTGTCTATTTAGGTCATAAATTAGATGTGGAACAATTTTTAGGAGATCTTAATATGTTTTATAATGATGTAAATTATTCAACAAATGATCATTGTTATACTGTAAATATTCCATATGAATTTATGACAAATATTATTAAATTACAAGGACTAGTTATTGGTAAGAAAGTAGAACAAGATGCAACATTACCAGAATTTATATTTGAATGTCCCAAGCCTATTTTAAGAGAATTCTTAGGAGCAATGTTTGGCGGAGATGGTCATACTTGTTTCTTAGGATTACATAGAGGTAAAAGAGATATATTATCTTCAGTTGGATTTTCACATTCTAGAACTAAAAATAAAGTAGATTCATTAAATACAGTAATGGAACATATTAAAACATTATTATCCAAATTTGATATTAACGATGTTACTATTCAAAAACCGAAAGAAATTAGTAATAGTAAAAATAAAACACAAGCCTTCGAAAACCAGTCATTGGTAAATAATAATAAAGTATATGAAATTGTATTACATATTGGATTAGACAATTTAATTAAATTTTCAAAAACTATCAGTTTCAGATATTGTTGTCATAAATCACAAAGATTAGAAGCTGGAGTTTCATATAAGAGATTAAAAACAGAAGTAATTAGACAACATAATACTATTGTTAATCGAGTTGATGAAATAACTAATTACAAATATTCTAAAGAAAATAATATTCAAATAAATGTAAATGAAGCGATTATTCAAGCAGTAAAAGAACTTAAAGATAATGAAGCTTTATTACATGATTATGCTATACCTACTACAAGTGATATCAGAGATCATCTAATTAGAGGTACAAAATTCGGTAGTTTTAGATCAGGTTCTTTTCCAATAGCTGAAGAATTTATGAAGAATATTGGAGCATTAGATTGGTTTTTAAATGAAGATAATACAGCATACGGAGTACAAAAAGAAAAAGACTGTTTACCAACAATGAATATGAAGGTAATTGGAATAAAACCAATAGGGGATAAACCAGTATATGATATTTCAGTTGATAAAACACACTCCTTTTTGGCAGAAGGTGTTGTTGCTCATAACTGCATGATAGCTCATGGAATGGGGCAGTTTTTAAAAGAACGTCTTGTAGATACTTCTGATCAATACTATGTACACGTATGTAGTAATTGTGGAATGTTCGCAAGAAAGAAACCAGATAAAGATATCTATTTGTGTCAAGTATGTAATATTCGTAATGAATCATATACTACACACAAAATAGAAATCCCTTATGCATTCAAATTGTTAATTCAAGAATTGGTATCAATTAATATTCTACCACGTATTAAGGTAGAAACTGATATCTATAATGAACAACCAAGTATGCATACTTAATTTATTAAACATTAAATAATAATTATTAATTAATGTTTATTTACATTACAACAACCCATAATGTCAATGCCCATCTATATACTCCAGTGTCTCACTCCAGTGTATCCAATAGGGACAACCGCATGGACAACGAATAAAACCATGTTGCCACATCTTGTCTTCCTCTTCCTCTCTTTCTGCTTCTTCTTCTAATTCTATCAACCTCTGTGGCCAATCTGAAATATAATTTGGTGGTATGTCAGGTATGGGATTCATAAACTTTCGAAATATCACCCAGATAAAATCTGGCTGTAAACAACCATACCTTCTCCTAATATTGTTGTCATACCTTTCTCCAAGAGAGTTCTGTTCTCTCCTTAAATACAGTGAATGTACAAGTTTACGATTCTCTTTAATAGCTTCCTTTTTTTTAAATAATAGCTCTAGACCCTCCATATGACATATACATTCGTCATAACTATTATTCTTGAAGAGATTATGCATCTCCTCAGAGAGGAAGGCAGTAGCACAATTCCCACACTTCTCATAATTACAATTCTTACACCCGCTACATAAATATCTAGCTTCTTTACAAATATTACATCCCATCTTCTTCGCCCAGAAATTTAAATCACCTAGACCACCACTGTTATCAATAGTAACGGGACCACTGGCAGCTGCTGCTGCATCATCTTTAGCACTGAGGTTAGAACTCAGTGCTTGAACTTGTTGACCTCTTGGCCATATATTGTCGGCACCACTGGCAGCTGCTGCTGCATCATCTTTAGCACTGAGGTTAGAACTCAGTGCTTGAACTTGTTGACCTCTTGGCCATATATTGTCGGCACCACTGGCAGCTGCTGCTGCATCATCTTTGGCACTGAGGTTAGAACTCAGTGCTTGAACTTGTTGACATCTTTGCCATATATTGTCGGCATTGTAAGTAGCTTCCTCCATTTTCGTAGGGCGGTGTGTGGAAACATTAAAATAATTAACTAATGGACTATTAAAGAAATTTATTTTTCAATTTTTTTAATCTAAATAATTATTATTAATTAATGTTTATTTTTTTTAATAAACGTATTGTATGATGTGCTATTGACGCAAAACCTATAGCATATAGAGATGTATACAAATAATCTGGAATTATCTTATCTGAAAGTTTCATATAACCTATACCAATAAATAACGGCGCAAATAATATTAAATGAATATACAACCATGTATATCCGTTATTATTTATTATTTTATATACAGATAATCCAACTAATATAAAACCCATTATAAGTAATAAATAATAAAAATATATTATATCAGACTTACTTAACCCCAAATATATTAAAAAAGGCCCGTTTAATAAAATATGCACTAAATGAATAAACATATGCGAATTCATCATATATATTTTATACAGATAATAAATATCAACAAAAATAATAATTCAACTATTATATTCTTAAAATGTAACATATAAAATATATCATCAATCTTACCTAATAACTTTACCCATAATTTGGACTCATGTCTATATACTTTACATATACCTTTATTATATTTCTCTAATATTAAATTTGACGTTATCTTACCACTCTCTACTGAACCCTCCATACTCCATATATTTATACTCGTTCTACAATGACCACCAGAAATAAACATATTATTAAATTTAGTACTCTGTAATGGCCTATACTCCTCATTTATAAAGTTATTTACCCACTTGCTATTCTTCGATTTTAAATATTTACCATCCTTGTACCAATCACTATATATTTCCCTAAATATTATATCCTCTCTTTTTACATCCGAATCTTTTAATATACTCATAAATTCACTAGATTCAAAAAATTGATGCACTATCTCATCCTTTAATTTATCTAATGATAATGATAATGCACTACTATTCGTTAATGAACCACTATTATATGGTAATATTATTGTACCACTTAATAATGTTTTTATTTTACCACCCATCCCTAAATCTACACCCTTATCCCAATTATCCTCCTGCGGATAAAATGTTATATTATATGGACTATCAATCAATACATAACCACTATTTAATTTATTAAATTTTATCTTTTTACCGAATCCTAATCTAAAACTTATCTGGTTATTTATTATATTCAATTTATCATACTTTATTGACATATCCATTAAATTACTCACTTTCAAAATAGTATTTAAATTAAATGGATTTATTGCTATCACATAATCATCTGCACTTATAACAATATTTTTATTATTAGTTCTAATTACACAATCACTTATTATATTATCTTTATGATTAATTTTAATTAACTCACTACTAAAATTAAATTTTACACCCTTACTTTTCAAATAATCAATCCATGGATTTATCCACGCCTCACTCGTTGGCATACTCATTACCTGCCAATCCTTCTCTTTCTCATACAATATATACTCTATAAATGTAGCATAATGACCCAACGACATCGTATTCTTATCAAAACCATAACCTGGACCTGCTAAAAAATCTGCTATAAAATGATACCCCTCCTTTGACAAATTCTTTTTTATTAACGGATCTAATCTTACTTTAAAATAATCACTTTTTCTCCTATTTGAACATATTACCTTCCCAAATATAAATAATAAATATAAATAATCTCTACTACTTAACCCTGGTTCACCCCTTTTACCCTTATCATTATATAAAAATTCAAAGTTTAACCTATTTTTATTCAAGTTATCATATACTGACTTTTCACCATAACCTTCTACCAAATTACCTATTTTATAACTTCTTAACTTTTTCAATATACTACTATTATTCATATGCCAATCTACACCATTCTCATCCCATATATCCTTTAGATCTTTACCACCTGCTTTCAAAATTATATTCCCACCTGGATGTTCCTTTACAAATTCGGTTATATCAAATACTTCATTTTCATATACTGTCCATAAATCATCTAATGTATTATGCAATTTTATATCATCCATTGTATATTCATTAAAACCTTCCTTTACAAACACATCACTAGTATTTAATGATATTTCTTTTATTGTCTGAAATAAATTATAATAAAATGGTGCATAACCTCTCCATGAATGTTCAGTTGGTACATTATCCTTATTTCTAATACTTTTTGCCATTCCACCACCTAATATATCCTTTTCATAAATTTCTACACTAAAACCTTTTTTTACTAACTCATGAGCAACTGTTAATCCTGATATTCCTGCTCCAAATACTATCACTTTCATAATATATATATATAATATGTTTTAAACTATCTCTTCAGTTTTAATTAATGACCTGTTATTAAATAACATCAATCTCTTTAGTTTTAATTAATGACCTGTTATTAAATAACATTAATCGAATTTCCTCTTTTATTTTATTAATTACTTTGTTATTCTCTTTTTTTTCTAAATATCTCTCAAACTTCTTCATAATTGACGGATATTTTTCACCTCTCTCTATCCAAATTTCTATTCTTTCTTCAATTAATCCTTGTTTATCATCTATCATATCAACAATTATTTCATCTCTATTTTTGGTATCCCATTTAGTGCCATCATAAACCATTATATATCCATTTTTTAAATTAGATATATAAACATTATGATTTTCTGGTTTTTCGGGATCTAAATGAATCATCTTTATTAAATGCGGTACACACATATTACTATGATTCAAACATTTTAATATATCCTTATCTGTTAATTTACTCATATCAGTATTCTTATACGCAAGAACCTTTATATTATTCTGAATATTTTGAGTTATTGTACTATTATTTATCCCAGCCTTCTTTATTAACTCATCTATTTGCTTATCTTTTTTCTCTATTACCTTTTTGAAATCATTAATTTGACTGTTTAATATAGTCACTAATTTATTCATAGATTCCTTCGCTTCATCATCTTTCTTTTTATCTTTACACGTTTTAAAGTGTCTATTTAAACTATCTAATCTTGAATATTTTTTTTCACAAAATATACATTCAAAATCATTACATTTTGTGGTATTTTGTGGTATTTCGATCGGTGAAAATGCGTATTTGGTGGTATTTTGTGGTATTTTAGTGGTTTTTAAATAATCTTCATATGTTAATCCATCTAATATGTATTCTTTATATACATCTAAATTAATATTATTTAATATGGATTTACATGTATTTTTACGTCCAATGTGGCGTACTATATTTGATTTATTATTATTGGTATATCCACAACGATAACATTCATAATTAACCATTATATATACAATTATATACATTTTTAAATCAATTTATTTACCTAAAAATTACCTAAATTTACCT